AGCACCAGGTACATACTCAGTAGAACTTCCTGCAAGTGCTTTTTCAAGTCCATCAAAAGCATCTGTTACAACTGCACTATCACCATTTATAACCGTATCATTAAATAGTGCCTGTGCTGCTTTAATTTTCTGAGCCATTTGAATTGTTACTTCTTTAGCCGCTCCACCCAAGTTAGCTATAATTCTATCAATTTGAAAGCTTCCACCAAATACTTTTAAATCAGCATAGTATTTGTCTTTAGAAACTTCTCCCGGTGTGTACTCACTGTTTATTGCTCTAAATTGTGCAGTAGGCTGTGTTGTAAGTCTTAAATATGAATAGGTCATTGTAGCACCTCCACCAGTAGGAGAAACTACATCATCAAAGGTAAGGTTATCAAGTAGAAAGTTGTTCTTTCTAAATTCATCAATAACCCCTATTTGAAGATCATCTTGTAACTGTTTGCTTGCTTCTGCAAGTGTAATCATTTATATCACCCTTTCTATTTTGTTAAATTTGATGCATTCTGAAAATGTGCTGCTACAGCTCCAAATAGATTAGTTGGCTTAGCAGTTTCTGTTTTGCTTTTACCATCTCCGCCAATATGGAATCCTGGTAGTGGATCAGTCTTGGTAGTAGTTGTTGTATCTTCTTTAAATAAGAAACCTTTGGATTCTTTTAAGCCTTTAAGTTGTTCATCAAGACCAGTAACCTTTCCATCATCACCAAGTATTAATTTTGTTTTATCTATAAGTCCTGAAACTATATCTTCATCCTGCACCTTGCCAGCTACTGATAACTTAATTGCGTTACTTAATTGTAAATCCTTAAGTTGTGTTTGGTACTCTTGTTCTTTAGTTGCATTATCAGCCTGTAGAATAGCTATTTGAGTTTTAAGAGCTTCGTTATCCCCAGTAGAGTTTTTTAATGTTTCAAGTTGAGTAGCATTTTCCTTTACGGTGGTTTTGAGATTTTTATTTTCCTCGCTAACAGTATCAAACTTTTGTTTTTCAACATAAGACTTCAACTCCTCTGTAGAAGCTTCTGCTGCCTTTTTAGCCTGTTCCTCTGTAAGCCCTAGTGCTATAAATTGCTCTTTTGTCATTATTCAACTACCTCCCAATCTTCTGCTAGACAATCATTAATAGACGGAACCCATGTGCTGACAGTACCTTGAGCAGTCTTAATAGCCAAATATGCATTATATCTAGTAGTAGATCCAAAACTTTTTTTAGCTACATCAGTTAATGAATCATACTCATTAGAAGGAACATAATAAACAAACTGGCCTTTACCATTCCAACCTTTACGTGTAACTTTTTTGTTACTTTTTAAATTCTCTAAAGCCTTACCAAAATCCACTTATAAATCATTCCTTTCTTTTATTTTTAAACAGTTTATCGTCTTATTTAGGACAAAATAAAAAAGTCTTATTACTAAGACTCTACACTTTCATAAGTTTTTTCAAATATATCCGGCTTACATGGGTAAATTTCTCCATTAACACCTTTTATAATATAATCGCCTACACTTGCTTCCATTGTCCCTTCTAAGGTATCAATATTGAATCCACCAGATACTAATTCTCTTATTTTGTATGTCTCTAATGCATTTTCAAACCATTCTGGCATTTTACCATGATACAGACGATATGCTTCTATTACAACTGGTTTCTTTCTATATTTAGCCATTTGTTTCACTCCTCATTTTCTGTATTTAAATTATACTTAATATTTAACTTTTTTATGAATTGCTCTTTTTCCTTTAAAATATCTTCATGCTCTTTATTTAATTTTTTTATTTCTTTTGTTACTTCATTGTTTTTATAATTCACATACACATCATAAATAGATGATCCAATTACAAATAATCCTGCTAAATCAAGTATGATTGTCTTAATCACCTTTTCCACCTCTCATTACAATCTATAGTTTCAACTAACATGCTTAGTGATTTAACCATATCTGGTAGTATTGCAGTATCCTCAAAACATATATCTTCACAATTCTTTTCTATAAAATCGCATATAGCCGGTATAGTCTTTTCTTTTATTCGTTTTGTATTATTGTCCATTGCATTACTGCCTATTACCTTTGTACAATCATAATATTTAGTCATTTATCTCACTCCCATTTATTTTTAGACATAATAAAAGCACCTACCATCTTTACTTAGTAAGTGCTTTAAATTACTTCTATATTTCTTATTTCATTTTGATATATCTCATAGCTTAATCCTGTTGTTTCTAACCCTATACTATCAATCTCGGGTTCATTGTCTATTGCAGGAGTAAAGTCTGTACATTTCCCCTCAAATACCTTTCCTTCATCTGTAGTAATCCTTATCTTCTTGCCTATAAATTCTTTTAATTCCATAATTATCACCCCTTTAGAGTTGGTACTATATGAACGCCCTTATTTGAATAATGAATTTTAAACTTATTAGTTTTGGTTTCAATGCCTGTTTTATTATCGATATTTACACCAATATCTTTATCAGCTATTATTGATTCCTTTCTGTCCCATTCACCCTTAGTATTAAATCTTATATCACCACTACCAGCATATTTGTTTACAAGTTCCTGTGCTTCTTTTTCAGATATAGTCAAATAACTTCTACCTTCTGTATAGTTATTATGACCAAGAATATGTTTACCTTGCTTTCCTGCTTCAATACTTAATGGATGCTTACCCGATTTAATTAAATCTCTTACTTCTTTTATCTTAGCATTCTCAGTATTAATTTTCAATGTTTCTCTATTTACTTTTACATCTTTATTGCTTATTCCTGGTCCGGGTTTTTCTCTTGAATAATCCCTTCTAAGCTCTGAATTATCTCTTAAGTGTTGTCTTAACCTATCCTGTAATTCTTTAACCTTATCACTGGCCAGCTGTACATTCTTGTCATCTAAAGAACCAGCTTCACGCCTTTTCCATCTCCTGATTTCTCTTTCAATGGCCCTTTGTTGTTGTTCTGCTTTATAATTAGCATTAATTACATCTTCCTTAGGTACTTTAGGCAACTTAGTTATGCCTGGAAAATATGTTGCTAAAGTGTGGCGACACTGGGGATGCAAAAGGCCTGCTTTCATAGCTTCACTTAATAGTGGATAATCACCATCAGCTTTACTTCCATGACTAAATACATCATCAATTAAAACCTTGCCTTGCCATGGTAAACATAATTTACAAGTGTTCGCATGAGCTGATACAACAACTAAATGCATTCCCCATTCATCACGCTTCTTACCTTCACCTAAAAAGGTTGCTCTTTGGCTTGCTGTTCTAAGTGCCATTTCAGCGTATGCGGCAATATTTACTCTCTTGCCATCTTTATACACTATTGAATTAATACCTTTGTCTAAGAAGTCCTTAGTGGCCATATCTATTGCCTGATTTAAACTTGTAGCTCCACTCTGCAAATACACATGAGTTTTATATATTGTCTGCATGTATACATCATCCATTTTCCTAAGTACAGATTGCTGGCCCACATTTATATCTTTTTTAGTAGAATCTATAAGAGCCTTTAGTTTCTTATCATTCATGCCAAAGAAATTATTCTCTGCAGGCGGTGGATTGTTCTTAGGCTTAATAACCCTTGATACAATATCCTTAAGCTTTTCTATACCCTGTGGACTTGTATTCTTTGCAATATCTGTAGGAAACTCAATTACAGCTTCTTTCTTAATGTACTTACCTAACCAGTTTTTTATCTGATTAATAAGTTTTGTAACTCTATTTTCTCCAGCTTTAAAGCTTTCCCGCAGTACTGAATCTATAGCATTTTGTATAGGATCACTGTACTTATCAATCAATTCTTTATTTGCTTTTCTGAACTTCTCAATATTCCTAAGCTTGGATAACTGCCATTGCTCCCACTCAAAACCTTCTTTTAATTCTTCGTTCTTATGCCTATAAAAGTTTCTTTTAAGTGAAGCAATGAGGTCTAGTTCCATTCTCTGAAATATTTCTCTAAGATCATATGGATTCTTATTTTCATCAGCCATGACTATTCACCTGCAGGTGGAACTATATCATCTAGTGGAGGATCACTGCCATTGATTGCGGGTTCATCTACAGTTGTTAGCCCTGATTGTTCTTTCAGCCTTTGAACTTCAAGGGCCTTTTCTTCATCTGTCCATGTATCACCGTACAATTCTTCTACACATTGCTCTATAGACATGATACCGTTCATTTTAGCCTTTCCAACAGTTTCAACTACAGTATCAAAGGAAGGTGATGCATACTCACCAAAATTAATTGTAGCTTCATATTCTCCTG